TTAATCAGCGGGTCCAAGGTTCGAGTCCTTGTGCGCCCACCAACCAGTCACGAAACTGGGCACCGCTCCGGGGCCCCGGGTGGTGGCGTCAACGACGCTTTTCGCCAGGGCGGCTTGCGAGCCGGAGATTCTGATCTCCTGCTCTCCCACATCGATCTGGTCGATTAGGCAACGTAAGTAAGCCTTGCGTAGCGAGCTGTCTTGCGAATACAGTCGGTTCAGGAACGCGTCCCGGAACGCGCTGATGTTTCTCTCCGACAGGAGATTGGGCGGCACAGCTTGGCGCCGCTCGAGTGAAGCGACCAATCGAAGGGCCTCGTTGCGGTCCTGCTCTAGCTTCTTGAGCCGCTCGCGGACCAAGTCTGCCTCCGGAGCGATCCCCTCCTGAATCGCGTCGAGCAGCCGGCCGATCTTAGTCTCGGCATCCCGGAGCTGCTGCCGGATCTCCTGCGCGCGCTGCGCCTGCTCGTTAGCACTATTGCGCTGGCGCTCAGCCAAGCCAGCTAGCATCGCTTTCATCCGCTCAGGGTCCGTGATCCGGTGCTCGAGCTCATGCATTACGAGCCTGTCGAGCTCCTCCATCCGGATGCTGAGCCCACGGCAGGTGCTCGATCCCTTGTTGATGCGGTTGTTGCAACCGTAATAGCGATACCGACCTCCCTTGCCGGTGCGGATCGTCATTCCGCCCCCGCAGCCGGCACACTTAGCGAGCCCGGTGAGTAGGGTAGGGCCGTTGACTACCCGGGGAGGCATTCGCGTCGGACGTCGGGACGCGAGGCGATCCTGAACCGTGTGGAAGATTTCGGAGTCGATGATTTTGGGTGTCTCGAATGCGACCCATTCGGTTCGAGCCTTAGCCTTTCGCGTTCGGTACGTCGTGCGATTGAAGTAGTGGCGCCCGATGTAGGCCTCGCGTGTGAGGATGGCGTGCGTGATCACCGAGCTGAATTTCCGACCGCGGTAAGCAATTCCTCGTCGGTTCAAATTGGCCGCGATCGCCCGTACTCCATTCCCTTCCATGTACAGCTTGAAAATCTCCCGAACGATCTCCGCTTCCGCCGGATCGACAGTCAAACGCTTCTTCACCGCATCTGCGCGTGCCTCCACTGCGGCTGCTCTATAGCCGAATGGTGGCCGACTGCCATTCCAGAATCCTTGGCGGGCATTCTCCTTCATGGCCCGGATGACGTGCTTGGCATTCTCGCGGCTTTGGTACTCGTCGAAAATGGACATCAGCTGGCGAGACATTTGCCCAGCTGAGTCCTCCGACACCGTCTGCGTGATCGAAATCAACGCAACACTGTTCCTCTCCAGGCTTCGCCGATGGAGTTCGAAGAGGAACGAGTCGCGGAAAAAACGTGAGAAGCTATGAACGAGGATAGCGTCGAATGGGCGATCCCGCCGAGTCGCGTCCTCCATCATCCGCTGAAACTGAGGACGGCGATCGTCGGTGGCTGAGGCTCCAGGCTCTACGTACTCTGCAACGACGTCGAAGCCATGCTGCTTGCACCAGGCCTCAAGCTGTCGGCGCTGGTCCGGAATGGAAAGATCTTTCTCGGCTTGCCGAGAAGTCGAGACGCGAAGGTAAAGGGCGGCGCGGCTCATTCGGTGCTCACTTCAGTCGTTCAGTCGTTGGCGAGCAGCGAACAGACCACCTCGCCGAAATGGACTTCGAGTATATCCAATTCGGCTGCGGTGATAGGGATCAAATCGGGCAGGTCGCTCGTGACGGTAAATGCGCGCCTCGGTTTAAGTGGTAACTTGGAACAGACCGGTACACCGTCCGGTCTCGATCAAGTTTGCCGGCGCCCCATAGGTCACAAAGGTGTCCATGGTGCCGAGCGGGAAGGCGATACCTTCGTTCGCCGGGATCAGGGTCTCGGTCGTGCCCGTCGAGAGCGTGACGGTGGCGTTGTACTCTTCGAACACGATGCCGGCGAAGGGAAAGCGCCGCCGGGTATCTTCGCGCAAAGGCTGCGCACCGGTCGCCGTGAAATACTTATACGCTTCCTCCACTTTGGCGTGGCCGATCAGCTTATCGAAGAAACCGGGGCTCACCAGCGCCAACACGCCAGTCATGGTCTCGCCCTTGAGCTCGACCTCGATATCGCGCAGCACCTCGCGGCACTTGGCCTGCACGTTGGTGCCGGCGGTCCCCAGCACAAAGTCGACCGACTGTCGGGTGAGCCCGAATTCGTCGAAGTAGTCGTAGAGTGGCACGCCGGCGCCGTCCTTGACGATGCCGCGCAGCGCATTCACCTCCATGTACTCCCGCGTCTGTGCGTGCTTGGCGCGCATGCGGGTAAGCTTGCGCTCCATGACGGTGGCGAGTGGGTCGGCGGCGTCGGCGACGCCGAAGCCGCGCACGCCCTGGATGTCCTGCGGGGTGATCACGTCGTCATGGGGGATCCATGGCACCGTGAAGGATCGCATCGAGCGCAGGTCGCGATTGGCGACAGTAGCCGGGCCGCCGAGCGGGACGGCCGGCAAGAGGTTCAGCACGCCCTCGGCCTGCTCGATGATCACGCTGCGCTGGGTGACGCCCTCGAACCGGAACAAGCCGAGTTCGCCGAGCCGCGTATAGATGTTGGGCAGGATATTGATGGCGGTGGTCATCTCGGCAAGCGTGTAACCGCCGGCGTCGAAGGGATTGATCATCGGGGCCATGGGGTCTCCTTGAAAAAATTCGGGCCCCGACGTGGTCGAGGCCCGGTGAAATCGACGAGCGTTTTGCCGGATCAGGCGGTGTCGCGCGGGACCAGCCCAGTAGCAGCAAGTTCGGCTTGCTTGGCGAACTTCTTGCTGCCGTTGTTCACGGAAGCATCGAACGCCAGGATCGTCTTGGACAGGATCACTGGACCGCGTGCGACGATGAGCCCGGTCTTGTCTGCTGCCGTCGCATCGACCGGTTCGATTAGCACCGCGACCGCTTTCTCCGCGCCTTCGTCGCCTTCGACTTCAGCGGCTGGCGAAAGCCGGTATTTGCCTGACGCGGTGATCTTGCCGAGCACAGCCCCAAGCTCGTACTTGGTGCCCGATTTGAGCGTCACCGTCTCGCGGCAATAATTCCCGTTGAGCTCATATTTGAGCAGGTCACCGAGGGTCGGCGCCATTGTCAGAGTCGTCATGTCGTATGCTCCTTAAGCGGTCTCAGGCGCGAGCTGCTGCGGCGCGCTCTCGGGCGCGTCGCACGATGGGACTCTCGCCTGCAGTAGGCGTGGACGGCGCCGCGGCGATCACGGTCGTTGCCTCGGCGCGCGATGCGAGCGTGTCGAGGATAGAGCGGCGCAACGCGTCTGCCGAAATTCCCTTGCGCATGGCGTCCGCGGCGTCGACGGTGACGCCGAGCCGCGCGGCTTGCGCGGCTAGCGCCGCGATCGCGGCGAACTCCGCACGCAACTGTTCTGCCGAATTGGCCTCTGAGACCGGACCAGGCCGCGATACCGGCGCGGGTTCAGGGGCCGACACCGGTTCGGGTTCAGGAGCAACCGGCGGATTCTCGGGCGCCGCAGGCGCTTGGAGCGCCGGCTGTGGCACTGTGCCGGTTGCCTCAGGTGCGGTTTTGGTCTTGCTCATGAAGGGGCTCCTTTTCGGATCTGTGAGTGTGCGTGATGACGCGGCTTGCTGGTCGAGATCGGCCGTCATGTCGGCCATTGCGGTTGCGAGCGTGCCGACGCGATCGGCAAGCCCGGCACGGACGGCGAGTTCGCCGCGATAGATTGCCGCCTGTGTGCCGCGAACCGCCTCAGGCGTCAGGCCGCGGTTTTTCGAAACAAGGCTCGCGAACTGCTCGTAAAGCTGATCGACATCGAGTTGGATGGCGCCGCGCGCTCGATCCGAAAGCGGCTGGTGCGCGTTGGCGTCGACCTTCCGGTCGCCGGCAAACACGAATGACCACGCCAGGCCTGCCTTGGCATCGGCGGCGCTTTCATCGACATGCACGGCGACGACCCCGATCGAGCCGACCTCGCCGGTCTGCGTGACGTAAATTTGGTCGGCGGCGCTCGCAATCGCATATGCGGCCGACAGCGCGCTTTCGCTCGCCACCGCCCAGATCGGCTTGTCGCTGGCGGCCTTCAACGAGGTGATACTTTGGGCCAGATCGAACAACCCGCCGACTTCGCCGCCCGGCGAGTCGATTTCGAGGACGATCCCGCGCACCGCAGGGTCCTCGAACGCGGAGCCGATCGCGTCGCCGATCGCGCCATAGGAAGAAAGGCCGCTCGCTGCCGACAAGTACCCAGAGCGAGTTACGAGCGTGCCGATGATTGGCACCACTGCAATGCCGTCGGCAGTGACCGATGCTCCCAGTTCAAGCGCAGGATCGACCGGGATGGCCTGGGCCGCAGTGCCGGCAAAGCGAGGGGCAAGCGCGCCAAGGATCACCTCGAGCTTACCGCGTGCGATCATGAGCGGCGTCCCGAACACGCGGGATGCAACGAAAGGAAGATCGATCATTTCGTATGGTCCGCAACGTTCGTGTCAGACGGCGCACCGGGATCGGCCGTAAGGTGTGGCTCGTTCGGCGGTAGCGCCGTCGCAAAACTCAGCCCCAGGCGTTTCTCGCGTTCACGATCGGAGGCAATCTCGGCATCGACCTGTTCGGCATCGAAGCCGCGTTCAGAGAGCGCCTGGGTGCGGCTCTTGAGTCCTGCGCCAATCTGCTCGATCTCGGCGCGAGCATCTTTGAGTGGATCCACCCAGTCCCACTTCGGCGGCAGCCAATTGCACGCGAGATATTCACGGCGGCGCTGCTGGTAGCCCGGGATATCAAGCACACCGGCGAGCACCATCGTGTCCATCCAGCGCGCCCAGACCTGCCGGCACATCTGCCAGACCATCACCGCGTGCTGGTAAGCCTCGATGCGCCGGCGGAATTCGAGAAGCGCGAGGCGCGAGTTGGAATAGTTCGCCCGCAGCATGTCGTTCGACAGATACGCGTACGGCACGCCGAGTGCGGCCGAGACCTGCAGCAGCGTGCGGTACTGGAACGGCTCGTACGTCTGCCCCGACTCCGCCGGGGTGGAGGTCTGCACCTCCTCACCCGGCTCCAGCATCGTGATCTGGCCGGGCTGCAGGTCGATGGTGCGCTCGTCGTTCTCGCGGCCTTCCGCTGCATCGAGCGGCTCGGTGGGCGCTGGCGTCGTGATGAAGAGCGCGTGCATGGCCGCGACCTTCTTCCGATCGAGCTCGGCGTCGTCGTACTGATCGAGCAGGAAGAGCTTGACGATGCTCGCCGCGAAGCGCGATACCCCGCGCAGTTGACCGGCCTCCACCGGATCGATGATGTGTACGATCTCGGACGCAGGAATGCGCACGATCTCGCCAGCGAGCCCTGGGTCGGTCACGTCGCTGGGATGCCGGCGCAGGAAGTGGTAGGCGACGCGCCGGCCAATCGCATCGAATTCGATGCTCTGGCGAATGCTATTGCCGTTCGGCGCCTGCTCGTTGCGATAGAGCGGCAGAAGCTCGGACGGGATCATCTGCAGCTGCAGCGGGACGGTCAGTCCATCCTGCGGCCGGCGCGGGCGAAACCGAAAGAACACCTCTCCCGCAATGAAGACCTCTCGCGCCGCGCGCCGCTGCTGGCCATAAAAGTCGGTAAAGCCCTCGGCGTCCGCCTCGTCGGTCCAATCGAGCCATAACTTCTGAACCTGCGCTTTGAGACCGGCGTCCACGATCAACGATGAAGGCTTGATGCCTGCGCCGACCACATTGCCGGCCCAACTCTCGATCGCGTTCGCTGCATATCCGTTGTTGCGCACGAGCCAGCGCGCCCGCGCGGTGATATCGGGACCGGCGACAGCAATCAGGGTGTTGAGATGCGCGCGGCTCGGCTGAAACCCCTTCAGCCTGCGGTTCGAAAGGCCTGCGTCGAAGCCTCCGATGAAGGCGCCGGCCCGGCGCCGTAACCGCTGGAGCGACCCGAGCACGGCGTCAGAGACCCTTCGACGCGGAGGTGAGAATGCGCCGGCGCCGTCCATCGCTGCCGGCGAGCGCAATGCGGCGTTCCAGATCCGTGATGGCCGCTGCCATCTCGGCGTCGATGGCATACGTGACACGGCGGCCATCGATCTCGACCGTGCGCAAACCGCGATAGCGCGCGGCGAGCAGTGCGTCGCGTTGGGCGGTCAATTCTTCAAGTGTCATTTGGCTCGATGCCGATCGACGTCGGTGACCCACGGTACGGCTGAAGACTCATGTCCGAGGTGCGCCGCCCTCGCATTGCAGCATAGCCTGGCCAAATGACTGGCTTTTGGACCCTTAGCAGACTGTGCTCCTGACTCGCCGGAGGTAAACGGCGCGCCACACCGCGGTGATGGAACCTCCACGTCGGGACAGCTTTTCTGCTTATGGGCCACTGGGGCTTCTTGGAGATAGAGCATGAGCTTAATCACGCCGCCACGCCGGACCCTGTTGCAAGCTGGAATTGCCGCCGCATCTGTTGCGGTTGTTGCCCATGCCTGGGCCGAGGATCGGAAGGATGACAAGCAAGGCGAGGAAGTCACGCCGCCGGAAGACCTGATGCGCGAACACGGGGTGCTCGACCGCGTGTTGCTCATTTATGACGCAGCAGTTACGCGGCTTTCGACGGGCGAGGATTTTGATCCCTCGGTCATCTCGGACTCCGCGAAGCTCGTACAAGATTTTATCGAGAACTATCACGAAAAGTCCGAAGAGGATTTCCTCTTTCCACGTTTTCGCCAGGCGAACCAGCTTGTTGATCTAGTTGCAATACTGCTGGACCAACATCAGGCCGGTCGCAAGGTAACGCGCGACGTCCTTGCGTCTGCGGCGCAGATCCGCAGCGATGCCGCAGCGAAGCGAAGCTGCATTGGCGCCATGCAAGCATTCGTCACAATGTACCGGCCACACGCGGCGCGTGAGGATACCGTGTTGTTTCCAAAGCTCCGCGAGGTTGTCTCCGGCAACGAGTTCGACGCTATCGGCGAAGAGATGGAGAAGCGCGAGCATCAGCATTTCGGCGAGGATGGTTTCGAAAAAGCCGTTGCCCATGTAGCCGAACTTGAGAGGAGGGTCGGCCTCTATGAACTCGCGCAATTCACGCCGAAGAAGTAGGTGCAATTCAAGATTGGGTAGCGGGACCGCCTTCAGCCGTCCCGATGGAAATGGTCTCGTTTATGGCACATCCGCGACCTACCGCACTGGACCAGCCACTCTGAACTCGCGGGTCGTTTTTGGAGCCTTGCGGACGTAAATGTAATCGCCTGACTTAGGGCTCCGTTAACTGATGTAGCTCGATCGAAATACGCGCCGCCCGCGGCGCTCGGGTGCACGCCGTATCACGCCAGCGACATCGCTGCTTGCGCATTGCTCCTCAATCAATGGCCCGACCTCGTTTTCTTCGACTGGTCCAATCTGGGTCTCCAAATCGCGCCACATCGCTTCGCTCCATCGATCGGCGCCGACGAGCCAGGCTGCCGCGCGCGCGTAGACGCGACAATCGAGAGCTTCGTTACGCTCGCGCATTTTCTGCCATTCGAGACGGGTGAAGCCACGCTTCGTCTTCACCGTACCAAGCTGCTCGGCGACCAGTTGCTTGACCCATTCGGCGGCTTTTAGACCAGGAGCGGATGCGCGCAGCATCCTCAATGTTGGGCCTAACCGGACCAGCTAATTTTCGGCCGATAAACTACCAGCCAACTCAGCCTTTGCAGAGGCCCTTGGGCTTCCAGTCGTGGTACAAAGTTGTGGCCGGCTTGTTCGCGTCGTGCAGGATCAAAACAAGAGCGCGGCGCGTCTCTGTGCCGGTTGCGGTCAAATGCATTGGTGTCCCGCCCGGCACAATCACGGGAGGGCGGCCAGCTCGGCCGACCTGTATACCATCAGGTGTTTCGAGGCAGGTCTCACCGGCAACAGTGTACCAGGCTTCGGGACCTGAATGAGTGTGCGCTGGGGCGGTCATTCCGGGGGCAAAGACCGCTTCCATGTATTGAGCGGTATAGGCACCTGGAGTTATCGGAAGCGGCCCGATTGTGCTGATATGTTGCCCGCTGGCTGCGCGCCAATCCGCATCACCGATGGTAAGCAGCCAAACTTTCCCAAGGGCTTGCAGGACCGTGCTTCGTCTTCCCTTCGCAGCTTCTGCGGCCTCTCGTGTCTCGAAACTATCCAGGTGCCAAAACACCTGCTTTTCGGTGAACTCCCCAAGGGGGTCATTCGAAAGAATCCAGCAACCGATCTCCTGATCACGCTCGGCTACCGAACGGCAAACGCCGCCATGGATCGCCTGAGCCGTCGCTTCACCGCATAACAAGCAAGCGAGACTCCACAGTGCAAAAAACCGAAACATGCGCACATCCTCTGCGGGGTCAATCTGCACCCAGGGATATTAGCTGTTCGTTTATCGATGGGACAGTCCAACGCCCCGGATTTCGGCGACACATCGCGCCATATCGCACTGCACGCACCCTCTCTGAGTTAGCGGTCGTTCTTGGACTATTGCGGACGTGAACTGTAATCCGCTGACTCACGGCTCCGTCAACTGATGTAGCTCGATCGAAATATGCGCCGCCCGCGGCGCTCGGGTGCACGCCGTATCACGCCAGCGACATCGCTGCTTGCGCATTGCTCCTCAATCAATGGCCCGACCTCGTTTTCTTCGACTGGTCCAATCTGGGTCTCCAAATCGCGCCACATCGCTTCGCTCCATCGATCGGCGCCGACGAGCCAGGCTGCCGCGCGTGCGTAGACGCGACAATCGAGAGCTTCGTTACGCTCGCGCATTTTCTGCCATTCGAGACGGGTGAAGCCACGCTTCGTCTTCACCGTAACAAGCTGCTCGGCGACCAGTTGCTTGACCCATTCGGCGTCTGTACCGCGCGGCAGATGAACGTAGCCCGCCGGGAATTTCGAGCCTGCCGCAAACTCCTCGTCTGTCGGCGTCGCCAGCCGCAGGAACCGATAGGTCTCGCTCTTGAAGGTCGCGACCGCCACGGTCCAAAGCCGCGCGCCACGGCGCAACTTCCTGCCGCCTTCGGTGACGTCGACATAGGTCGGGCCCGCGACTGGCGCCGCGCGATTGAAGCCTTCGACGCCCTTGATGGGCGCTACCTGAGCGTGGCCAACACGGCGTGCCCAGGCATACACAGCGGGCGCCTCGTAGCCAGTATCGATCGCGAGCTTCGCGATGCCGATGCGACTGCCATGTGCATGCGGCCAGGTTCGATCGAGCAAAAGGACGAGGTCTTCCCAGGTCTCGGCCTGCTCGGGTCCGCCGTCGATGACGATGTGATCGACGAGCCAACTCTCAAGGCCTCGACCCCACGCCCAAACGTCAACCTCAATGCGATTCTTCTGGACATCGGCCCCGGCGGTCAAGAAAAGCGCGCCAATCGGCACCGTGCCGAATTGCCAATTTTCACGGCGCTCATAGAGGCGTTGCCAGTCGGGCGCCTCGCCGCGTTCCTGCCACGTCTCGCCAAGGAGCGTGTTCTTCGCGGCCTTCAGCGCCGCATCATTTCCTTGTGCTTGCTCCCATTCGCGCGCGATCGTTGCCCACGAGAGCCACCCGACCGGCGAATACAGCCCTGAAATATGAAATCCAATCACGTGCGGATCGGAGCATGCGTTCGTAGCGCGCCATTCACCCTCGGCGAGCATCGCGGTTTTGTGGTGCTCGGCGATGCCGCGATCGCAACCCTCGCAAAGATATTCAGCCGTTTCCGGGCGACCCTTCTCCCAGCTCAGTCGCTCGAAGCGAAGCCACTGCATGTGCGCGCAATAGGGGCAAGGCACGAAATACCGCCGCCCGTCGCTCGCCTCGTATTCCCGCTCGATGCGCGAGAGGCCATGGATGGTCGGCGTCGATACCAGGAAAATCTTTGCCCGGTGGCCAAACGTCCGTGTCCGCGCCTCTGCGAGCGCAACCGGATCGCCTTCGCCCTCTACATCGCCGTCGTAGGCATCGACCTCATCAAGGAACAGCCAGCGCGCCGGCATCGACCGCAGCCCGACGGCACTGTTGGCACCGGTGAGCACGAGTTGCCCGCCGGCAAAGCGCTTCGCGAGCACCGTGTTGCCTGAATCGCGCGACCGCGCCGGCAGGATCAGTTCGCGTAGTTCAGGACATTCCTCGACGAGCGGTTCGATGCGTTGCTGCGAGAGCCGCTTGGCGAGATCGGTGGTCGGTTGCACCGCGAGGAACGGTCCCGGCGCCTGGTGGATGCAGTAACCGATCCAATTGTTCCCGGCTTCTGTCGCGCCAACCTGCGCCGCCTTCATGAATACGATGCGCCGCGCCGAATGCGAGGGCGACAGTGCGTCCATGACTGCGCGGAGATACGGCGTGCGCGCCGTGCGATAACGGCCTGCTTCCGACGCGGCACGCGAAGAAAGGATGCGGTACCGATCCGACCACTCTGAGACGGTTAGCGTCGGATCGGGCCTTAGCCCACGCGACCAGGCGCGGACGATATCGGCCGCGCCGTCGTATCCGTCATCGGAGCTCGACCCGAATGTCCGAGAGCTCGGCAAGATGTTGTCGGACATGCTTGTCGAGAACCGTTTCGGTAGGATGCGCGTCAACGCCGAGCTCGGCCGCGATCAGGGCGGCAACACGCGCCGGCCATTGGACCCATGAATCGCGTTCGCGCCGCGCCTGTGTGAACACCGTCGTTGTCGCCTTGGCGCGGTCGATCAGCTCGCGTTTCATGCGCTGCAGGCGCAGGCGGGCCAAGTGTGCTTTTGCGACCTCGTGCGCGGTCCGCGCTTGGACGAAGGTGACGTCACCGTCGGCGGCCAGACCTTCCTCCGTAAGAATCTCCCTGATTGAGCTGACCGCCGCATCCGGAATCGGCTGGATGGTCCCTCGTGGGGATTTCCGCTGCCCCGGACTCGTGGATTGCTTCCAGGCTAGATCCGCTTTCGCAGGCTCGATTGTGCCGTCCGGCTCCTGCGGAATACGACCCGCTTTAATCGCCCGAAGGACTGCGACGTGACTGACCCCTCGGTGCCGCGCGTATGCACGTATCGACAATCCCAT